GAAATGCAAAAGCAAATGGAAAACGAACGAGATATGTTTTGGAGCGCTCTGGAAGATGTGACGTGTTCAGTCTTGGGAGTTCCTTCACAAGCGTTGTACACACCGACAAGAAAGCGTGAGATAGTAAACGCACGACAAATTATATTTTTTATCATTCGTCCTTGTTACGTTCTCTCGCTTCAAAACGTAGGTGACCGATACAAGAAAGACCACGCTACTATTCTGCACGGAATTAAACAAGCAAGCGCACAGGTTGAGTGGGATAAATACTACCGAGCCAACGTGGAAAGAATTTGTTTTATACTAAATGAAATGGGTTATGCTAAACCAATGACTTTTTTTACTAAATTTGTCGAACACGTTGAGCATCAAAAGACACTCAGCGCAAAAAGAAAATCTAAAATCAAATAACTAAAACTATGAAATCAGAACTTATTTTTTGTCCAACTTGCGAAAGCAAAGAACTCGGAGAACGCGTTGACGAAGTATTGCGCGACCAACAGCTTGAAGATTGGGACACCGCCTACGAATTTGTAGATGACGAAGGAGAAATCAAAGTCTGTTTTGATTGTCAAGACTGGGACGATGCAGACGACGATGCAAAAGGCGAAGGCTGGGACTAAATAAATGGAAACAATAGGTAATTTTGTATTATGTATGCTAATGTGCATACCCATATTCTTTCTAATCTACATTGGGGTATGGATGCCTAAAGACAAAATGAAAGGTCATGCAGGTAGAGGTAAATGTAAATGTTGTAAAAATTAAAACTAAATAACTATGGAAAAGAAAAAAACAACGATTAACGTATTAAAACAGCATATACAAGATGCTATTGAAAAAGCAGTTGTAGATAACCACTATGAAAGTGGATATAAGCAATGCCTAATTGATATTCAGAATAAGATTGATGACGGATTATTGCAAATGGAGAAGGAGCAGATTACGGATTCTTACATTGAAGGTCATAGCATATATGGTGAGTCTACAAATGCAGAATCATACTACAACGAAACATACGGAGGTAACAATTCTGAGATAACAATGAATAATCAAAGTATTACATTCCCATATGTTTGTGCTTCGTGTAATAAAGAGATGGTGGCGGGAGGATTTCCTAAATGGTTCTGCTTACAAACAACTTGCAATGGTTCTGCTTACAAACAACTTGCAAGAATTATCTTAAACCAATAACTAAATAACTATGGAAAAGAATAAGTATGACGATTACTCAAAAACTCAAGAAGACCCATCTCTTGTGTTAGAATTATCTATTGTAGCAATAGCAATAACATTTATAATTGTATTCTTTAAAATCTCAACATTATAACTATGGAAAAGAAACAAACTGCGGTTGAATGGTATGCAAATGCCTCACATGAATTAATTGTAAAAAAGAACAACGGTGAAATCACTAACGTTGACTTCCTCATTATGCATCATAACTTATTTTATGAAGCACAAAAAATGGAGAAGGAGCAAGAGGCTGATATATTTAAAGAGGCACAAATATGTGCTGTTAAACACGATGGTGTTTATTTTAAGTATGAGTCTATTGAAGATTATTACAAGAGTAAAGAAGTGGAAGTTGAATCTTCGGATAACAGTAAAGGTCAAGAGTATCAACACGCACTTACTTGGGTAAACGCGCTTAAGTACGCTATTGAAAAAATGAAAGGTTTAGACAATTCAGAATCTGAAGATGCTTTTAGGAAGTACTACAATGAAACTTATGGAGCTTAATACAATGGTAAATTTAGATAACGCAAAATTAATTGGTGAAGGTGAATGGGTAAAAGATTCAGCTTACCGAGTGTATGAGTTAGACAGGAAGTTTTATTCAGTGATAATCATAAGTCAAATGAATATGGAACTTTTAGAAGACACAATAGAAGAAATTAAAGAGGAAGAAATAAAAAATTATATCTAACAATTAAAAATAAATGTATGGAAAAGAAACAAACTGCGGTTGACTTGTTAGTAAACATACTAAACAAGGAAGGTTATATTTGCCCACAAACAAAAAAACAATGTGATGATGAATGTTGTGTAAGTGCAGAAGATTGTCATATAAAAGCATCAATAGGTATTTTATCAGAATCTAAACAAGAAACATTAGAAGTAAAGATGAGTAAGCAAACAGCAGTAGAATGGTTGCAATCAGAAATTGATAATAAAGATATGGGTGAAATACCTATGTGGATATATGAATTTATTGAACAAGCCAAAGAAATGGAGAAGGAGCAGATTGCAAAAGCGTCTGGTGAATTTTGGTTAGATTAAAAAACAAAAATATGATGTTAATACTACAACTCAAAAAGAGAATCGAGATTCTCGAAGCGAAGGCGAACGAACAGGAACAAAAGATAAACGACTTACTTATTCGCTTGTCCGTTCCAACCGCACCAACGCTAATCGCAAAAGACAAAAATTGTCAAGACAAAAAGTGTCAATTCGTCAAACCAACCGTTGTCGAGATATACGAATATGCCTGTGAGAAACTAAGCAACGACGACGCGCTTAAATTTACCGAGAAATTTCATGCACACTACGAAGCGAACGGGTGGAAGGTCGGACGCAATCAAATGAAAGACTGGAAGGCTGCCGTGCGTAAATGGGATTTAACTACATTCGTAACTACAAACCAACAAACTAAAATCAAAAATGGAAAATTCGACTCCGATGCTGCGCAACGCATCTACAACGACGCTCACAACTACACAAAGGGTTGATCGTGCCGAGCGCGAAAGCGCATTCGTTGCCGACTACGAACTACCTGCGTTCGTTAAGTTGTGTTCTAAGGTCTGCGCAATGTACGGCATCGCATTACCAGAAGCGCAACTGTTGCAAATGTTGCATGAGTTCATAGGCAAACACTTCCGTTGGGTTACGTTCGAACACTTCAATTTAGCATTTGAATTGAACGCAGCAAATGAACTGTCAAAGAAAACCGAACACTTCGGAGCGTTAAGCGTGTCGTTTATAGGCGACGTGTTAACGGCTTACAAACCACACCGCGACAAGGCGAATCTACAAATACAACGCGAAATAGCGGAAGAAAAAGAAGAACAATCTAAACAATTAAAAGAAAGCGAAATGGCGGTAAACGACGACAGCTGGAGAAGAATGCTTGCGGAAGACTTGCAGAACTATAAGAAAGGAAAATATACGGTCATTGAGATTCGTGCGGTGTCGCTTATGCGTTGGCTCGAAGAAAGCAAAATAATAAACGCTGACACCTTTACGGAAGAAGAATACCGTCTTTGCAAAGCGAACGCGAAGAAGAACATTTACTTTGAACAACAGTTGGTTCAATCAATGGTTGACCGCATGAGCGACAGGAAAAGAATGTTACTCAAAGAATCAATTCGCTTCGAAGGTATGCGTGAATTATACAAATTATATTTATCAAAACAATAAAACAATGGACACAAAAGACAAAATTTTAGCAGCGATTGGTGTTGTATTATCAATCGGATTAAACCTTACGATTGTTGGCGGTATTGCCTACATTATTTATCACTTTATTACTAAATGGTGGTGAATCAATTTATATTTAACGAACAAGGAGTTTGCGAAAACCCGATTCTGTACACATACAAATGTATAAAAGGTTATGAAGCGCAGGTAAACGTAGCCATTGTTCAGAACGGAAATTGGAGTTATTCAATTAGGTTTCAAGGCAAGGATCAAGGTTGGTCGCAGCCTTTACTTTACCACGCTAAACATTGCGTTTACGAAACGAAAAGCGAAGCGTTCAATGCTGGTCTTGAATTGCTATTGCACCAAGTAAAGCAAAACAACGACGCGAAGAAGTACGACGGCATTGTTCAGATTCTTCAAGACGAACTTTGTCCTGTGGTTGAAAATCAACTAACACTATTTTAATGCAACCATACAAACCAACATATCTGCCGCGTCAAGTCGAAGCGTTAAACTACCTGAACACCGATAGCATCGTTGAACAGTTGTTATACGGTGGCGCGGCAGGAGGTGGGAAGACCAAGTTCGGTTGTATGTGGCAGATACAACGTCGTTTGAAGTACGCAGGGACACGTTCTTTAATTGGACGTAGCAAATTAGACACGCTGAAAAAGACGACGTTAAACACGTTCTTTGAAACTGCTGAAGAATTCGGATTGATAGCGAATAAACACTACACGTTCAACGGACAATCCAACGTGATTAAGTTCTTCAACGGAAGCGAAATTGTTTTGAAAGACTTATTCGCGTACCCTTCGGACGTTAACTTCAATAGTCTTGGATCGTTAGAAATCACAGATTACTTTATAGACGAGTGTTCCGAAGTAACAGAAAAAGCGGTCAGCATCGTTCACTCCAGATGCCGTTTTAAGTTAAACGAGTTCGGTCTTATTCCCAAAGGTTTCTTGTCTTGCAATCCTGCGAAGGGTTGGTTGTACAACGAGTTCTATATTAAGAACAACCGCAACGAACTACCTTCACACCGTGCCTTTGTTCAAGCGTTGCCGCAGGACAATCCATTCCTTCCTGTTGCTTACATTGAATCTCTTAGACGCCTTCCTGAATACGACCGCAAACGTCTGCTCGAAGGTAACTGGGAGTTCGACGACGACAGCGACAAGTTGTTTCAAACAGAGAACTTACTTCGAATGTTCCGCAACGAAGTAATTAATGAAGGGAAGAAATACATAACAGCCGACATAGCGCGATTCGGGAAGGACAGGACAATCATTTGCGTTTGGGAAGGTCTAACTATTATTGATATAATTGAGTTAAATAGAGCAGCGTTAGACGAAGTCGTGAACAAGATTCGTTTAACCTGTCAACAACACTCAATTTTATT